CGCGTCGCGATCCTTGAGGACGTACGTATTACCCCACAGCAGTTTCGAAAACATCCAGACTTCGAAGAACTGCTGCGGCGTCTGGTACCGATTCGGCGTGCGCAAGACCGGCGAGAACGCCGGGCTCGTCGTCTCGGACCAAATCCCATTGGCATCGATGGCGACGAGCCGGAGCGGCAGCTTCCCAATGTCGGACGCAATGAGCGAGACGCAGCGAAAGACGACCGGATTGGCGAGCGCGGTATCGAGCCGCAGCTCGTCGTTGTGTTGCCAGGCGCCGGTGTACGGTTCGCGGACGATCGGCATCCAGGCGCCCGTGCCGGGCACGGACACCCCACGCGGCGCGAAGATCGCGCGGAGCGACGACCGGATCGATGCCAGCACGCCCACGGCCGGCCCTTAGCTCTTGCTGCGGCCCGACGTCGGCGCTTCGCCCGTCGGCGCCGGCCAGGCCGTCGCCGTCAGGTACTTGACCGCGTTCGCGTTCGCCTTCGCCCAATTGACGAACCGCTCGGCTCTCAGGCCGATCGTGTTCGTTTGCCAGAGCGAGACGTACACCGTCGTCGCATCGGCCGGCGACATGGGGGCGCTGTCCATCTGCAGGGATGCTTCCTGCGACGCATCGATCGTGACGCCGCCGTCATCGGCATACAGCACGAGCGAGGGTTGCAGCGCGATCACGTTCGCGCCCGCGGCCTGGCTCGTGACGAACGTCAGCCCCTTGTAATTGCCGCCGTTCACCGTGACGCCAGGAAATTCCGGCGAGCCGTCGAGGTTCGTCCGGAACGTGAGCGAGAGCGCGTTCGCCGCCGACATGATGAACGTGACGCCGCCCACCGCAATGTTGTTCGTCGCAAAGTGATTGATCAGCCCCATGATGTCGGCGATCGGGTTCGTCGTCGCCGCCGCCGTCGGCGCCCCGTTCGTGATCGACGCCGGATTGACGCCCGCGACCGCGGCCACGGCCGGATCGATGAACTGCGAATCGAGGAATTGCGCGATCCCGGCGATCATGTCGGCCCGCACGAGCGCCTCGGCACTCGGATTCGAGAGCATGACGAGTTCTTTCGTCAGCACGATGATTCCGGCCGCCTTCGAGACCGAGAGCGACGTCGACGAGAAGGCGAGCTTCGTGACCGGCTTCGGCTTCGCCTCTCCGACCCAGCCGTACGTCCCGCCGGCCGTCTGCGTCGGTACTTTCGTATTGAACGGCACATTCCGCAAGCCAGGGATCTTGCCGAGAATCGTCGCCGGCCGCAGGAGTTCGATGAATTCGTTCGAGATGTTTTGATTGACGAGCGGCCCGGCCCACGTCGCGTCCGTCGTCGTGCCCGCCGCCACCGCGGCCTTGAGGTAGAGCGCGACTTCGGGCGTCGAATCGTTCCATCGCTTCTCGGCGTAGTCGACCGCGTCCCGCACGTTCCCCTTGCACACGAGCTGCGCGCACGCCGCGCGCACGAAGGCCGTCCCGAGCGGCACGTTCGCCTTCACCGAAATCACGGGATAGGCCGGGCGCGGCGCGGGCGCCGGCGGGACCGGGACGGCCGCCGCGATCTGCAGCTTTTCATGCTCGCGCCACCGGCCCAGATCCGCATCGATACTCTTGACCTCGAGCGCCAGCTTGTCGTGCTCGGCGGCCGGCTCGGGATCGAGCGTCTTGCTCTCGCCCGCCGCCGTCTCCATGATCTCGGTCATGCGCGCGGCCAGGGCGGCGCGTTTATTCTCGAGCGCCTGGATGTGTTCGGTGATCGTTGGCTTCATACCCTTCTCCATGCGGCGCCCCGCCGCCAGTGACTTCACGAGTCGAATCGTCGCCTGTGCATTCGCCGGAATCGTGACGAGCGACAATTCGCAAATCTCCGTCTTGCGCAGCCGGCGGCCGCCGCCCTTCAGATACTCGACCCCGCCCTCGAGAATCCGGTACCCGATCGACGCGCCCGAAATCACGCCCGCCTTGAGACACTGCCAGGCATCATCGATCCGCGCCTTGAGCGGCCCCGGATCGTCGACCATCGGCAACATCGCCTCGAACGTAATCCCGTTCGGCGAGACGGCGAGCGTCGCCGTCCCGATCGGTTGTTTCTCGTCGTGGTGAAAGAGGAGCGGAATGGGATTCTTGAACGTCGCGCCGGCCGGATCGAACATGTCGCCCGCGCGATCGAGTTCGGGCGTCGACGCCACGCCCGAGATCATCCGCCGCGCCGGCTCGACCGCCTTCACCTCGAGCAGCGCGTACGCCTGATCCATGGCTCGGCAGTATCCGACCGGCCAGCCCCCGCGTCTATTTTTTAGTTGTTTTTTCCAGCTCGCGCCGAATCAGCGCCGGCACCGACACCGACAGCCGGCGCGCGTCGACACAATACCGATCGTATTGTTTCTTCGGGAGCGTAATCGTCACGAGCTGCGAGCCATCGCCCGCGTCGACGCGCGGCCGCCCCCGGCGCTTCACCCGACCACCAGCATCTGATAACTCGGCGGCGTCACCTTGGCCTGCCGATCCATCAAGTCGACGGCCATGATGAGCGCCACGACGCCATCGATCCGTTCCGTCGACTTCGTCTTACTCGGTTTGAGGTTCCCGGCCGCGTCGCTCTCGACCGCGACATTCCCGATATTCCACCGCAGCACCGGATCCCCATCGTGCCGGAGCCGGCGCCCGAGAATCGCCTGCTCGAGCGACTTCGTCGGCGCCGACAATGAGCTGAAGCCCTGCCGCATCGAGACGCACGTCAGCCCGTCCTGCTGCTGCAGCCGCGTCACCAGATCCGTCGCATTCCAGGGATCAAAGGCGATCATCTGCACGGAGAATTCCGCCGCCCACGCTTGCAGCACGCGCCGGATCGCGTCGTAGTCGACCACCGCGCCCTCGGTCGCCGTCAAGACGCCCTGCCGCGCCCACTCGTCGTACGGGACATGATCGCGCAAGCTCCGCTCGCGAATGCGATCGGCCGGGACGAAGAATTCCGCCAGGACGTCGAACCCGCTGGCGTCCGGAAAGACCGCGACGAGCGCCGTCAGGTCCGTCGTCGTCGACAGATCCATGCCGACGTAACAGCGCCGGCCGGCGAGCGTCGCCCGGTCGATCTTCGCCCGACACCCATCCCAGGCCGCGAGCGACAGCCACCGTGACGCCTGCTCGGTCCACTGATTGAGATACAGCCGGCGGAAGGTATTCTCTTGCGCCGGGATCTCTTTCGCGCGCGCACAGAGGATCTGCATTTCCTCGAGCGACCGGAAATCGCCGAGCGCCGGGTTCGCCTTTTGCCACACGCGCCGCTTCGTCCAGTCGGCGCCCTCCGGCGCCTCATACAGAATCGGGAGAAACGTCGGATCGATCGCCGGATTCTCGACCACCTTCTTCGCGTGCGCGTAGAGTTCCCACAAGATCGAATGCCGGTCATAGCCGGCGGTAGAAATCACGAGCAGGAGCGGCTGCTGCCGCGCCCCCATCGACGTGGACATCACGTCATACAGCCGCCGATCGGGCGCGGCGTGGAGTTCGTCGTAAATCACCATCGACGCATTGAACCCGTGCTTACTGTACGCCTCGGCCGAAATGGCCCGGTAAAAACTGCCCGACGCCCGATGCACGATCCGCTTCTGCGATTCGACGATATAGCACTGCGCCTCGAGTTCGGGATCGTTCCGGAGCATTTGCGCCGCGACGCCAAAGACCAAGCCGGCCTGATCCCGATCGGCCGCGGCTGAGTAGACCTCGGCGCCCATTTCGCCATCGGCCAGCAGCCCGAAGAGCGCAATGGCCGCCGCGAGTTCCGTCTTGCCGTTCTTGCGCGCCAGCATCAGCAGGCAGGTCCGGAATTGACGCAGTCCATCGGGCCGTTTCTTGAACAGCCGCTTGAGAATCCGGACCTGCCACGGCCGCAGACGGAACGTCTGCCGCGCGAAGGCGCCTTTGGTATGGGTCAGCCGGTTAATGAAAGCGATCGGGTCTTGAGCGGGCGCCGGCGGCCCCAAGGGGCCATCGTCGCGCGTGGGAGCGTTCCGGTTCCAGCCCCCTCGGCGATCACGTTTCACCGGCTCGAGGATGGCGTCAGGCATAGGTCACATAGGCAAAGATCGCACGTGGG